ATCTTCTCGTTTGCAATCTTCAAAAAACTTTCGTTCTCTGAAATCTCTGATTTCAGTTTTACGAGCTGACTGCGAACGTGTGTATTCATGTCTCCAAGAATGTCAAGATCCAGAAGACCTTCTATGATCTTTCTGCGATCTGCTGGAGTCAGTTGCATGAATGGAATGAAATTTGACTTGCCAAGAATTACAACTTGCTTGAATGCAACATAGTTGAATCCCAAGATATGCTCTTCAAAGTAATCTTGATAATCCTTGCTCTTGGCGTGTTGGTCGATCATTTCTCCATCTTTGTGAATCTCAAACATTTTTGGACTCAGGCCACGACGAACTAGATACTTGGAGTTTGATCTTGTAAATTCTATTTCAACGACACAGTTTTTTCCATTGACTGTATTCACCAACTGAGGAATGTTGATTGGTCGAAATGGTTTTCCAAATAGACCAAAGCATAAAGAGTCCAGCAACGCAAAAGACTTGCCGTGACCATTCGTGCCTGTGACCAATGTAGTCTTGTTGCTGTTCAGTTTTATTTCGGAAAAATTGCCACCGAAAGAACCGAAGTTCTTGAAGCGAACACACTCAAATTCAATCATTCTTCATCCTTGGACAATGCTGCATTATAGGCGTTGTTTATGATGTCTGCAAGTTGTTTCTTGTCGATTGACTGCTCAGTAATCGTATCTATTTCTTCATGCAGAAGTTGCAGAGTATCTTTGTGAATGTCTACGCTTACCAGTTCAGGGTTTGCCATGTCCTGTTCTGCTACAGCCAATTCTGCAACACCAGCCTCATAGAATTTGTCAAGATATTTTTCAAACAAGGGTTGCTTGGTTTTTTTCTTGATGAAAATTTTTACGTAACAATTCTTCAATGATTCATAATCTATTTTCTTTGGTTCGTCTTCGTTGTAGTCAAACGTATAGAAAAGTTTTTTTGGATTCTCGACAAACTCAAGAGTGCGTTCCTTAAAGTCGAACACGTGAAATCCCTTTTTCTCCCAAACATCCGAGAAGCCCATCTGATATTGCGTTCCGAGATAATGTATGTTATCACGGGAAGACTTAATATGATAATGCCCACTAAGAACATACTCAAATTTGTTGAAATGTTTTGGATCGTATCCATGTTCTATAAATGTTGCTGGAAGAATTTGAAAGCCAGCAAGCTCTAGGTGTCCAAACAATACGGAACAAGAAGTCTCAGAAAGAAACTTGGCAGTCAGGTCTTCGTTTTCCGGATTGATCCACGGTACGAGTGCCACACATCCCATGGAAAGATGTACCTCTGTAGGTTCGGAGTAGACTGACCAGTTTGGATAATGCTCAACCAGTTCTCGTAAAGAGTTGACGCTATTTGTGTTTCTGTAATAGGTATCGTGATTTCCACAAATGGCATGGACTTTGATTTGGTTTGCCTGAAGAGGCTTGAAAAACTCTTCATTGACTCTGTGAAGCGTTTTAAAATTGACATACTTTCTCCTATCAAACAGATCTCCTAGATGAAATATTGTCTTGATGTCGTGTTTTTTTATATATGGAAACAACTCATCTGTAAAAAAATCCAAGAAGTAATCCAGCACAATGCAGGAATCATTCTTGTAACCAAAGTGTGTATCGTTTAATATTACTGCTTTCATTCTTCGAATGGTGACTTGACTTTGCGCTTTTTTCTTTTCTTCTTCTTTGGAGAGCACATCTCATCAAATCGCTCCATGTCCAAATCCGTTAACCCAAAGAAATCACGTCTTCCAATGTCAACTCCAGCATATGTTTCATTAAACCAGTTGTGGAAGTCTTTGTCGTTTTGCTGTTCTGCAAACTTGTACTGAATGTACTTTTCTTTCTTTTCCTTGTTTATAATACGAACGAAAGAAAACCAGCATATCTGGGTTAGATAACCAAATGGGCTGGTTGATTTCTTGGGATCGAAGTTGTCAATGTAAGTTATGCAGTTTAAGACCGCATCCGATACCATTTCTTCCCTGTATGGGTAGTTGGCAAAGTTTGGCCTGTAAGATAAACGTGTGGCTATTTTTAAAATGCAGTCTCCTATAAAATCAGATATCTTTGGCTGTTTGCGCCCAGAGTTTTCTGCATCCTTGCACTTCTTTCGATACTCAACCAAGGCATCATAAAGTTGCTGATTATCCACATAATCAGCATCAGACTTGCTTTTCTTTTTTTGCTTTGGTTTTTTCACACTTATATTATAGTTGTTTTTCGATGTTTGTCAAGGTTTGCGCCATATAATTAATCCATTCATAAGTGTGTTTCAGGCCATCTTCAAGAGGACTGTTTGGCTTCCATCCTAGTTTTTCATAAATCAAAGTGTTGTCTGAGTTTCTTCCACGAACACCCTGTGGTCCAGGGCAGTTATTGATTGAAAGGTTTTTTCCAGACAACTTTATAACCTTGTTTGCCAATTCATTGATTGTAACCATTTCTTCAGAACCAATATTAACTGGTCCCAAGAAATCGGATTCCATCAACTTTTTCACACCATCCAAGCACTCTGAGATAAAAAGGAATGATCTAGTTTGTTTGCCATCGCCCCAAACCTCAATAGATCCACCGTCAGCAGCCTCAGCAACCTTTCTGCATATAGCTGCTGGTGCTTTTTCCTTGCCATTGTTCCAAGAACCAAACGGTCCATAAATGTTATGAAATCGTGCAATTCGGACAGGCAATCCATAGTTTCTATTATATGCTAGATACAATCTTTCACTAAAAAGTTTTTCCCATCCATATTCACTATCTGGTGCTGCTGGATAAGCAGAGTCCTCAGAACATTTGGGATTGTCGGGATCCAACTGATTGTGTTCTGGGTACATGCATGCCGAAGATGAATAAAAAATCTTTGGCATTTTTTTATATTTAACTGCCTCACTTGCAATATTCAAATTTATTTGGGCAGAGTTATGCATCACGTCTGCATCATGGTCACCAGTAAAAATGTAACCCGCTCCACCCATGTCTGCTGCAAGTTGATAAATTTCATCAAAGGTTTGTCCTTCATCCAACCGCATGCTGTTTTTGACTTGGGCAGGATCTCTTAGATCGACAACATAAAACTGATCTGCTTCTGATTGGCGATATTCGTGCATCTTAATATCTGCTGCGCGAACAAAATATCCCTCTTTTTTCAAACGTGTTACTAGATGACCACCGATAAAACCACCACCACCACACACTAATGCTGTTTTCATATATTTCCTTTTTTAAAAATGACTGCAATAAAGATCGTAAATTTGTTATTAAATCTTGGAGGTTTCTTTCTTGATAAACAGATGCCTTGTTGAAAACAACATTGCACTTTGTTTTTTGTTGAAGAATATATCCGCCCCAGATATCATCCATACGTCCAACGAATGGAAGAACCATATAGTGCTTTATCATTTCCCTAGTCATGAAAGTATTCTGACTGTTGAATGGAGCAATTACATTTGCTGCATATGGTTTTGTGATATTAAATTTTACTATTGGCTTTTTAGTAAGCCTACACATCGCATCAATATCTGGATCACCATCCCATAAATCAGCTTGAACGTCTACTTTTATTTTTTTTCTTCCCAAAAATGTGACATTGTTTTTTTGATTCAATAACTCAATCGGAAATCCACGGTGCCATATATCTGGATAATTGGTAACACTCAAAGCATCAAACACACCCACATTTGATGCATCATAATAATCAACATCAACTTCTTTTCCAACAAGAAGATCGTTTCCCCAATTATCATATGGAATGTTGTCGTCATCCACCGTAGCAATTATATCAGCCCCCATATGGTATGCCTCAACGAATCCTATATTCCTTCGTTGAATGGTTTTCCAACCTAGAGCGGTGCTTAGTTCTGGATACTTGGCTTGCTGTTCATCTGGATGCAAATAAATGCAGTTTAAAGATCTATATTCTTCGTGTGGAGTTTTTGTATCTCCCACCACTATGAGTGTCCAGTCTTTCATATTTGCAAACCTAAAAGTTGCTTCGGTTGGTGGTTGTATTGTGGTTGTTACTATAATTTTTTTCATAATCAAATTATACTTTCTTTAAAAGAAGTATTTGCACAACCCCAATATACATCATTTTTGGTTTCTGTAAAGTTTTGTACATATGTAATTTGACAATTTTTTTCACTATTTCTATCATTTGTAATATATTTTTCAGTATTATGATTTAAATGAAACACAGGAAGTATCATTTCATCAATTTTAAATCCATTTAGCGCTGCTTTTTTCATGAGATTGGAATCGGCATAACAACGCCCAATCGCACTTTCCTCAAAGCCTCGGATTTTATACCAAATGTTTTTATGACCAAATTGGTAGTCTCCACAACAAACCACAACAGACCATCGGTCATTAGGATCCCATATTGGATTTCCATTGTTGTCTACAACCCTTGGCTTTTTTGGAAAATGTTCTTGGCTGTCCAATAAAAATTTTGGTAAATGTCTTTCATCGATTTGAGTATAAATTTCGATTGGAATATCCCTTCGTGCTGCCGCATAAAAAACATCATCACGAACTTCCTCCAAGTTTGGTCTTTCGCAGACGATATCTGGATTGGAACTCAAGATATAATCACCAGTTGCCCGTCTTATACCAATATTTCTAGCCAAAACCTCTATGAACTTATTTTCATAACTCGGATTTATTTTAATTACATCTTCTGGCGTTACCGTGATGCACTTCAATTTTTCAGTTTTATTCAGTTTGTCTTTGATCACTTCAATGTAAGAACCATTGGGGCTATTAAAGTCTACGTATATAACTTCATCATACAAAGTTGTAAAATGATTCAATGAAGGAATCATTCTTTGATGGAGATTTCCAGAGTAATCATCATTTCTTCCTGTAACAACAACTGATATTTTATTTTTCATATTTTTCATAACCTATCTTTTGTTCTAACAAAGCATTTTCAAAAAACTTACTTTGAAGTGCTTTTTTTGCCAACATTCTTTCGTAATTTGTTCTATCAACTTCTTGTGCCGTAACTTGATTTGTTTTTGCTTTATCTACAGCATCAAACGTATTGACATTTGCTTCGTATAAATTTTTGTATTCTGGTGATTCAATTATAGTTTGAAACAGCTCCACCCCCAACTGTTTTGTTATTTTATACTCAATTTTTTTAAGCAAGAATTCTGGTATTGCACCTTTGTGAAATTTTAATTCCATTATGGCGTAATAATCAAATGCGTATGCTTCATCTACACAAATATCAATCATACAATGTATTTATAGTGGTAGTCAATCATCTCATCCAACATGGATTCCAAAGTATAATCTGGTCTCCAACCCGTTTGTGTTTTTAACTTTGATGTATCTCCGATGCTTTGTATTTTATTTTCATTCTGTATATTTTTGACCCTTATCAAAGAAGTATCAAGATTTAATTTTGCAAAAACATATTCACAAACATATGAAACCGAATTTAATTTTCCAGAAGCAAAGATATAATCATCTGCGGGATTTTGCATTGTTAACCACATTCCCTTCACAAAATCTTTTGCGTGGCTCCAATCCCTCACCGAGTGTGTGTCCTGTAAAAATAATTCTTTTGCATATCCCTTTTTAATTTTTACGGCTTGTTTAACTATTTTGGTTGTTACAAATTTTTCAGATCTTCTTGTGGATTCGTGATTAAACAAAAATCCATTTACGATTTGCAAGTTAAAGGTATTTCGATATATTTTTGATGTATTGTAAGCCAAAACTTTTGCACAACCATATGGATTAGAAGGACTCATTTTAGTGGTTTCTCTTTGATATCCATCCACGTCCACCGAATCCCCAAACATCTGTGAACTTCCGGCCTGAAACATTTTACAATCTGGTAAATGTGTTTTTAGTGTCTCCATTACATTTATAGATGCATTTGCTATCGTCTCAACGGTGCTGGGTATATTGTCGTATGTTATATGACTTTCTGAAGCAAGATGGTACAATTCATCTGGTTGAATTTTTTTCAACAAATCGAGTAACTTAGAATCTCTGATATCACACTCATATACTTTTATGTTTGATTTTACAGAATCTAGATTTCCAGAGTTTGTGTTTCTGCAAATACCATGAACTTCGTACCCTTTGTCAATTAACAACTCAGCTAGATAGGATCCGTCTTGACCCGATATTCCTGTTATCAGTGCCTTCAAAGCCATTAAAACCCGTCCCTCGTCAGGCTTGTATAATAATTCCAATCTGGACAAAAAAGGTTTTTGTGGATGTAATTTGGATTTGGCTCTGTGTAAGTTGCTCCAGCTCCGTTGATTCTTTCATAGATAAAAACGTTCTTCATCTTTAATTTTGCAAGTATTAAAGTTAGACTAGTATCGACCGTATGAATTTCTTTTGCATTTTCAAGAATGTCAATCCAATCGAAGATTCTTTCCCAACCTAGCAATCTCATTTCAATTATCGGTAACTGTGAAGTGGGATTTATAGAATTATTTGATGCCACATTTGGTGGAGTTCCATATGTTCTATTAACAACGATGTAGTCCTTTAATTGATTTGAATTGATTTGTTTGGTCAATTCTATTTCTCTTTCTTTGTTTCTAATCAAAACAAATGAATCAAGCCAATCACCTGGATCTAGTTTACAGAATTCATATTTTGCGTAAAGCATTGATCTGCTGTGGATTATTCTGTCTGCATTTCTTATCGGTACATAAAGTAGTTTGTTATTTTCGTGTATGTACGGATATTCATAATTTTGAAGAAAAAACTGTTTTTCTTCAAAGTCTTCGTTTAATGAACAGAATGTGACACCATCAGTCTTGATATATTCTTGGATATAACTATAGATTGGTTCAACGGGCCACACCACTCTGTAACCAGCATTTACATAATGTTTGGCTATTTTTTGACAAAGTAATATATCACCAAGCCCCGCTGGTTGATTTATCAAACAAAGTTTATTTTCCATAAATTTTAAACTCTGGGCATGGTACGATTAATTTTCCACCACTCTGAAGATATGCATCTTCTCTTTCAACGAATTCTTTAATAAAATGCCAGGGAAGAACAAGCATATAATCTGGTTTCATCTTCCTTACTTCTTCTTCAGATAGAATTGGAATGTTTGTGCCAATTGTTTTTAAGCCAAACTTATACTGTGATTTTTCTGCAATGGCATCTATTAGAGTATAGTCTAGACCAAACCATTGCAGTAAGGTATTGCCCTTTGTTGAGGCGCCATACCCACAAATAACTTTGCCTTTTGCTTTTTCTGATTTAATAAAATCAACTGTCTGAGATTTAAGTGCATTTATCCGCTGAGAAAATACTTCCCACACTTCGGGTTTACTGATATCAAAGTTTGTCTTTTCATAATTCAATAATGTCTGAACTCTAAAATTACAAACATCTCGCAGTGGACCTGTGGCAAACGAATCTATTTTTGCATTTTGTTTTTGAATGTAAACTCTAATACTACCACCGTTTGCATCATTTAATGATGCATCAACAATTTTTAAATTATGCTTATCAAAAAGATTTTTTAAACTAGACAAAGAATGATAATAATTGTGTTCGTGACATATATTGTCAAATGCAAGTTGTTGCAACATCAATGGTGTGTATGACAATTGAATGACCCACAGACCATCTTCATCTAATACTTTGTTTATGTCTTCGATGAATGGATTTGCATCCTCAAGATCATAAAACATCGCTATTGTGGTAATTACCTTACACTTTTCTTTTCCGTATCCGGTTTTTTTGTAAGAATCTTCTGAAAAATACTCTTGAACAACTCTGTTTGCCAACTTGCAGGACTCAGAATAGTAAGAGTCGTCACAAGGGTCTATTCCCAATTTGATGAACTCATTTGGAATAAACTTGAACATGGTTCCATCATTGCATGCAATGTCCAACCAGATGTTTCCCTTTTTGTATTTTATACGAGAAGCAATCTCTTCAGCAACATCTTTTAATTGCTCTGTCATTGACAAATTGATACCTGAGCGATACCAATACTTACCCCACATTGCTTCTTTCGGAGCCACTTGCTGTAATTTACCAGCTCCAATTTTTTCGTCTAGTACAATATCTAAACTATATTTTTTTCTGTTTCTATAATCCTCATCACATTTTATAAAATCTGAAATGTAATGATTTCCAAGTTCAACTAATTTTTTCATTTAATTTTCAACCTTTGCTGCCAAAATTTCTTTCTGAGTTCTCCATGTAGGCTCATATGAAATGACATAATTTGGATTGATATCTTTAATTGTTTGTTCAATGTGTGGCAAACTGAAATACAAAGACATGTCATCGATGAGTATCGTATGAGTTTTAACTTTATGTTCTTTAATGAACTTTAATTCTTTGTAAGTTGGTTCGCTTGTATTGAAATGAGCATCTAACCAAAAAAATACAGGAGTAGAGATGGTTTTAATTATTGATTGGATGTGGTTAGCTGTGTCTCCCAACAATATAGTTACATTTTTATGATCTTTCCATCTTTCTTTTGCGAAATAATAGTTGTTTGGATCAATTTCAATCGAATATATTGTCTTAAAACCTAATGCCAACGCATTTGCAATACCATTTCCAGTATTTGTGCCGGTTTCAATAAAAATTTCTTTATCTTGTTTGTGGTTAGAAAATGCTTTGTGTTTCCAAAGACAAACAGGTTCGTTAATTACGCCATTTTGAATAAAAATAGTTTGATCTTTTTCATTAATAGTATTGTGCATAGTTGTTTTCAAATAAATTTTAATATTTCATCGTACAAATAATCATCGGAAGACCGATGATTATTACATCTTTCAAAATTGTCCTTGATGGCTTCCATCTTGCTGTAATATAAATCTTCACTCAACATATTTATGTCGAATTTATCATCTAATAAAATGATGCCATCCATATTAAACATCTTGCTTACATCTGGTGTACCATAATATATCGGTATTGTTCCACAAGCAAAACAATCCATTAATTTTTCCGTATAATAATTTGAATAACGTTCATTTTCTATGGTGATTGAAAAGCAGTAATCCCGCAAAACATCTTCTTTTTTCTCAAATGGATTAAATAATCTGCCGTAATAATCTATAGGATATCCAGTATTTTTAAACTGAATCATCATATTGTTTCTAAAATGATGACCTGCACACATTGTTTTGCCAGACGAAACCATTGAAACAAGTTTTTTCTTTGGGTGTATTGCCCTATCTACAACCCAGGTTGAGTTTGCTGCAAACTGATTGAATGTTTGAAGCATTTGTTTTTAAAAAATGCATTTGATGTGGAATGATTCCCCTTGATTCACATATCCACAAAAATTTATTTGGGCAATTGCTTTCTATTCCACCAAACATATCATAATCAAGGTAAACTTCTATATCGTCTCTTGATTTTTTGTCAAAGACCCATTTAAAATTTGACGGTGGAACATTGTGACATGATGTAACATCATGTTTGAACGGACTTCCGTATGCAGTTAATTCTGTTGGTCTGTTCATTTCTTCTTGTACAATGCATCGCCCCAAGTCTGGCCATCCCAGCTCGTAACGATTCTTTCAAACCCAAACTGTTTCAAGAACTCATCAATCTGTTCCACCATAGGACAGTCCTTATAAAGTTCTGCTCGGTTTACTTCACAAAGTATGTACTGAACATTTGCAAGAGTTTTTTTTGCACCTTTGAGAACTTCTAACTCATATCCCTGAACGTCTAACGTCATGAGATTGTAATTTGATGGAATGGACTCAAAATACTCATCTAGGGTGATTACGTTTACTTCTTCTGAATCATTAAATTCAATTACGGGATATTGAACCAGATGAAGGGCTGGGAGCAAGAGGGAACTTGATTGTCCACCGTTTGCTTGTTCCTTGAACATGACTGCCGTCTTTCTTTCTGATCCAAGAGCCAGATTTTCAATCTTGACTCCTTCCTTGGATCCCAATTTTTCAACCAACTGATTGTAGATGTTTGTTTGTGGTTCAAACATCAAAATGTTAGTTGATAACTTGCTCAATGAATCATATTCATTTCCAAGGTGAGCACCTACCTGGATTATTCCCGTGATCTTGGAGTCGATATATGGATTTATGTCAAACAACATCAGATCACCGTCCATTCCGGGCAATAGATGTCACTCCAATTTTTTGGCATGATGTCATCCTCACCAAACCAATTTGATGGCGCAACCACATGCTTGGAATCTGACAGCCACGCTCCCCACCAACTGTAACTGCTGTTGGCGATCACATGGTAATTGCAAAGTGTCATTGTGCACATGTCCGTGAACTGGTCTTCTGGTTCAGGAATAAAATATTGTCTACCAAGGTCTTTGAAGATTTTGTTTGCTTCTTCTGGTTCATCACTGAAGGCAATAATCATCAAATCTTTAGGTAGTTGTTCCAATGATTTTTGATAATATTCCAAAGTCATTACTGGATGACGACCTACTAATTTTTTATAATCCCCCAAACGCAAATGCATCGAAATAACTGGTTCTTTTGTTATAGAACGAATAGTAGTTGCTTTTTCCAATATTGATTCACGAAACTGAAATTCTTTAAGCAAATCATTTCGATAGTCTTTAAAATATTTTTCTGTCTGAAAATATCCCATCAAGTCTGTTTCATCTGGTATACCAAAAAGTCCAGGATTGAAGGTAAAGTCTGGTTCATTGACTCTTCTTTGTGGTATGTGTTTTGAACTGTCTACTGCAGATAAATTTCCAAATGCTTCATTCAAAGACATATTAAGATATGGATTGTCGGATTTATTTTGATAAGCAATACCAAAATTATATCCGTTTCTTTTGGCTATAGCGTATAAAGTTGCGTACTGAAACATTTGGTTTCCAAATCTTCCATATCTACCAATTAAGTTAAATGTTATCATTAAAATTCACATCCTCTGTCTAAAAGTGGTCTGTCTGTAAGAGCCTGCCATTTATTGGCATTTTCACGATCATTTGATTGATACATCATTGGAGTGTTTGGCGTAACAACAATATGGTTATTTTGAAGAGCTGCAGTTCCAACATCCCATGGTTGTTTCATATGATCCAAACAATAATTGCCTACATTACACATGTCTTTTCTATATGAGTCCGTGAGATAAAGAATTGCATGTGCTGCCAAAACACCGCCAATTCGCATGTAATTTTCATTGTGTTTTTTGGTTTTATAATATAAATTTCCATGTGAAATGCCAAGATAAACACCCGCAACATCATCTGGAACCTCAATAACGGGGTTAAAAGGCTCCACAAACTCAACGTCATCCTCAAGAACCAAAAGAGGAGTTGAATACGAAGAATCGCTTAAAATGCCAGTATGGGCCTTGCCACAACCCATAAAATGGGCTATACTTTTGTCTGTTCCCGGTGGTGGTGAAATAATCAATCCAGGTCTACGATGAGTATTTTTAAATCCATACTTTTTGAATCTTTCTTCCATCATTTCCGCATTTTTTGTTGCAGAATCCAAATTTATCCAAACAACAGGAATTTCACGCAAATCAATAATCATTATAGACCTCACAGTAATTATAGATTACTCTATAGAAATGTCAAATATATTTATTTGACTTTATCTAGAGGTACTCTATAGTTCTTATTAAAAAAGAACATAAGAGAATATGAATCTAGAAGAACTAAAGAACTCTATTACTAAAGACTCTCAAATAGACTCTACAGAGTTAGGTAATGAGTCTCTTAAAATACCTCAAATACACAGTAAATATCTCAACATGCTTACTGAACTAAGATTGCTTTTGAGCAAACTTCAACACGACTTTGCCATATTGCGTTTGCGTAAATGGAAAATTTACACAGGCAAAGCATCCCAAGAGGAACTTGAATCTTGGGGAGAGGAACCGTTTGATCTTGACATACTCAAGACTGATGTAGACAAGTTCATGGATGCTGACAAAACTTTAATAGATCTTAAACTTAAAATTTCATTGAATGAAACTAAGATCAAGATGATTGAAGAATTTTTAAAATCCGTGAACAATAGAAACTTCATGATTCGCTCTGCAATTGATTGGCAAAAAATGATGAATGGCATAGTCTAAATATTATGTGGATATTGAAGTTGAATCTATTGATGAAGTTCGTTACTACATCAAAACAGATCGAGGCATAAAGCAAGAGCTACGGGACTATTTCTCATTCATGGTTCCGGGTGCTCAATATATGCCCACGTACAAAAAAAGATTGTGGGATGGTAAAATTCGTCTTTTTGACATCCTTTCATCTACTCTTCCACGGGGCCTCAAATCATATCTCAATAAGTTTTCCGAGGATCGAAAGTACTCCATAAATATAAAGGAGAATCAAAATCCTCTATGCATTACGGAGGAGAAACTTACACAGTTCTACGATTCATTGCGGGTTTCCGTGAAGAAACAAGCAGTGAAGATG